CTACTGCAGCGCTCCGTCCAGTTTTGCCTTTGCCTTTGACACTTCGGCTCTGAGACGAAACTTCCTTTGCAGTAGCATCGCGACCATACACAAGAATCCAAAACCCCAAATTCCAATGAACGCTAGGAGCATATAACCGGCAGTTCCGCTGAAGGGGTTCTCGATGCGGAATATGGGGAAGATCACGGCTGCCGCCACGAACGCGGTCAGAAGCACGAAATTAGCTCCGATCATGAAGAAGGTCTTAGTGTGTATTAAGTCCGACCATACGCTTTCGCGCTCAAGCTCGGCTATTTTCTGCTTTAGCGCGTCTACATCCCTCTGAGACATCGGCCGACCAGCTTTGGCCATTGCTTATACCTCCCGGTATTCCTGTTCCGCCCCGCCCCTAGCGGTCGCATAACCCGACAAACCGGCAGCCCGCGGCACTGAATATACCTGAGCGTGCACGCTTATCATGTGGAAAAGAAATATCTCAACGTAAAAAATGTTGTAAACGATCTACACTCCTACTGTCAGCACAGTTTACATTCCTATTGTTTAGTGTTACACTACAGCCAATGTTGATTTATCCTTTGATGTAGTTGTGTTCGGTTTAAGCAAAGTATTTAGACGCAAGTCTGCTAGCGACGTTGAACAGAAGAGCTTAGCTTCCCCGGAAGCATGGCTTGCTGAGCTGTTCGGTAGCGTTCCGTCAGCTTCAGGCCTCACCGTCACCCCCCGATCGGCAATGACATGCACCCCTGTTCGGTGCGCTGTTCAAACGATTGCCGAGCCGATGGGAGCGTTGCCTTGCATCGTCTATCGCCGAACCGAAGAGGACGCGAAACTGCGCGCCACGGATCACCCGGCGCATGCGCTCTTGCATGATCAGGCAAACGAGTGGACGCCCGCGGCTGATCTTCGCGAACAGCTAACGCGAGACGCCCTCCTATTCGGCGATGGCTTAGCGTTCATTAATCACGTGGATGGCAAGCCGACGGAGTTGCTGCGCTTGCAGCCCGACGCGATCACCATCCAAGCAAATCCCAGCACTGGCGAGCCTGTGTATCGTCAAGGCGAAACCACCATCCCCCGTGAGAACATCTTCCATCTTCGCGCCCCGTCAATCGATGGGCTACGGGGTGATAGTCCCGTGCGGCTCGCAAGCGAGGCGATCGGGCTGGCAATCATTATGGAACGCCATGCCGCTCAGCTCTTCGGCAATGGCGCGCGCCCTTCCGGCGTGCTCCGCTTCCAAAACAAACTTGGCGACGAAACTGCCAAACGCATCAAGGCCGCATGGCAAGCTGCGCATGGTGGCGGAAAAAATGGCGGCACTGCTGTTCTAGAGGAAGGCGGCGAATTCCAGTCGCTAGCCCTTACCAGCACCGATGCGCAGTTTTTGGAGCTGCGCAAATTTGCGATTGAAGAGATCGCGCGCGCCTTCCGAGTGCCGCCTCACATGCTTTTCGAATTAGGCCGCGCGACATGGGCTAACAGCGAACAGATGCGGCAGGATTTTTTGACGTTCTGCCTTATGTCCTGGATTAAGCGCTGGGAAGGCGAAATCCGCCTGAAGCTGTTTACCCCTGAAGAGCGCGACACCTACTTTGCCGAGTTCCTGCTCGATGACTTGCTGCGAGCCGACTTTGCAACTCGCATGGAAGGCTACAGCAAGGCTATCGCGGCCCGCATTCTCAATCCGAACGAAGCCCGCGCGGCGGAAAATCGCGCGCCCTACGCCGGCGGCGACAAATTTGAAAACCCGAACACCACCACGCCTGCCGGCGCGAATGACAACAGCGCACCTGAAAAGGTGGCGGCATGAGCGCACACGTCGCATTCTTTGGTGACGTCAAGCGCACCTTCAAGATCACGCCTGAGCTGGTCATTGAACTAGAGCGGAAAACGGGCGCCGGCATCGGCGGACTTTGCCGGCGGCTGTTCGCTGGCGAGTTCGCGCACGGCGACATTCTGGAAACCATCCGCCTTGCCCTGATCGGCGGCGGTGAAAACCCCGAGGCCGCGGCCTCATTGGTCGACGCCTATGCGGCGCACCGCCCTCTTTCTGAAACCTATCCCTTAGCCGTCAGCATCCTAGAGGCGCTTTGGTTCGGCCGCGCAAAGGGCTCCGATGGACAAGCTTGAAATCAAGGCGAGCCTAAGCGTCGATGACGCCGGCACCGTGACGGGCATCGCTTGGCCGTTCGGCACAGCCGATCGCGCGCGCGACCTGATCGAAAAAGGCGCATTCAGCAGCCCGGCGCGGCTGCCGATGCTATTCGCGCACGACCAGGCACAAGTGATTGGCGTATGGGATTCGATCAGCGAAACCGAGGCCGGCCTGACTGTTAAAGGCCGCTTGCTGATCGATGACGTGGCGCGCGCCCGTGAAGTTCGGGCGCTTGTGCGGGAAGGCGCGGTTAGCGGCCTTTCGATCGGCTTTGTCACAAAGAAAGCCGCGCCGCGCCATGGCGGCGGGCGGACCATCACAGCCTTAGACCTACACGAGATCAGCATCGTTCCCGTGCCGTCGCATCCCGGCGCACGGATCATTTCGGCCAAAAGTGCCGAGCAACCGGCCGGCATGGCCAATCAGAAGGAGTCCACTGTGGACAATGAGAATACGGAAGCCGCGCCGGACTACGCGGCACTTGAACAGAAGATGGGCGAGCTTGCGGAGGCCGTGAGTGGCGTTCGCAAGATCACCGATCGGCTGGACAAGATCGAAGCACGTGTGAACCGCCAAGGCGTGACGCTGAAGGCGGATAACGACAACGGCGGGCTTGAAGCCAAGGCGTTCGTTTCGTTCTGCCGGCGCGGCATTGAACGCGTGAGCCCGGATGAAATCAAATCCCTCACCGTCGCCAATGACGCCACTGCTGGCTATCTGGCACCGGAAAGCTTCGCAAGCGAGCTGATCAAGCTGCTTCGCGAATACTCTCCGATCCGCGCCTATGCGCGCGTGATCAGCGTGGGCGCTTCTGAGGTCAAATACCCGCGGCGCATCGGCAGCACCGTTGCGGCATGGGTTGACGAAACGGAAGACCGCACCGCAAGCGACCCGGCTTATGAGCAGGTCAGCATCAAGCCGTATGAGCTGGCGACGTTCACTGACGTTTCGAATCAGCTTTTGGAAGACAACGCCTATAACCTCGAAGGCGAGCTGTCGGCTGACTTTGCGGAAACGTTTGGGAAGGCGGAAGGGACGGCTTTCGTTACCGGCAGCGGCACTGGCCGGCCCAAGGGCCTGCTGACCGCCTCCGGCATCTCGGAAGTCAAGACAGGCAATGCGTCAGCATTCCCGTCCAGCAACCCGGCGGACGTGATTATCGGCATGTTCCATGCGCTTCCGACTGCGCATGCGCAGCGCGGCGTGTGGCTTATGAACCGCAACACGCTGGCGACGGTGCGCAAGTGGAAGGACGGGCAAGGCCGTTATCTCGTTATTGATCCGATTTCGGAGGGCGCTGCGATCACTCTGCTGGGCCGGCCGATTGTCGAGGCAATCGACATGCCCGATATCGCGGCCAATGCTTACCCGATCCTGTTCGGCGACCTTCAAGGTTACCGCATCATTGATCGCGTGAGCCTGTCGGTTCTCCGTGATCCCTATACGCTTGCGACCAAAGGGCAGGTCCGCTTTCACGCTCGCAAGCGCGTCGGTGCGGACGTGACGCACCCTGACCGGTTCGTGAAGCTGAAGGTCGCGGCGTAAAGTGTAATGCGGCTCGCATCGGACGAAATCACTATTCGGCTTGCAGGTGAAGCAATTCACCTGCGACCGACTTTGCGCGCCGCATTTCGTCTAGAGCGACGATACAAAGGCTTTGAGCAGATCGTTCGCGGACTCGCGGACGGCAATCTCACCATAGCGGGCGACGTTGTTCGGGAAAGCACGGACAAATACACGAGCATTCCCGGCCTGCTGGAATGCCTAGACGACATGCCATTGCAGAAGGGCATGGAAGCGCTGATTGATCCTCTGATCCAGCACGTGTTCGCACTTGCCGGCTTTGACAAAGAGAACGAGCCGGGCGAACGCGGCGCGACCAGCAAGCTTATGAGCTTTGCCGACTATCATGAAAAGCTATTCGGCATTGCGACCGGCTGGCTGGGCTGGTCACCTGATACCGCTTGGGACGCCACTGCTGCGGAAATCCTGAGCGCCTATTCCGGCAAGCTGGACATGCTGGCCGCCATCTTCGGATCAGGCAAAGACAAGGGCGCCGGCCACGGCACCGAACCGGATTTCGAACGCGACGAAAAGAGCTGGACACGGCTGAAGCTGCTCACGGCCTCAGGGGCGAACAAGGCCGCGTGAGATCATGCCGTTCAAAGCACCAAAAATTTGCGGCTGCGGCCGCAAAGTCCCTGCCGATTCCATGTGCGAGTGCCAGCTTAAGCGTGAACGCCAGCGCAAGGCGCGGTTCGATGCTAAGCGCCCTTCAGCACGTGAACGCGGCTATGACGCCAAATGGGAACGCGAGCGCGCGGCCTATTTGAAAGTCAATGATACCTGCCGACGCTGCGGTGATCCCAGCACTACGGTTGACCACATACAGCCGCACAAGGGCAATCGCGCTCTGTTCTGGAATAGGAGCAACTGGCAACCGCTTTGCACCACCTGCCACAACCGCGCCAAGCAAGCCTTTGAATGCCGTGAGGCCAGCAATGGCTAGCAGCAAAGAGAAAGACCTTTGGTGCGCTGTAATTCTACAGGCGATCGAGGATGCGATAGAGCCAAGCCAATGCCCTGCTTATCAGCGCTCGCTTTTACGCGATCAGGCGCGGATATGGCTGACGCATCCGAACAAGCACTTTCGCGACGTGTGCAATCTAGCTGGCATGGACGCTGAGCAAGTCCGAACACGGGCGAAGCTAATTATTGCAGAAGCCGACGCTAAGCCCACGAAGCGGCAACCAAAGAGAAGCGCGCGGACAGTCGAGTGCAACGGCTTAAGCATGACGTTGCCTGAATGGGCGAAGCTTAGCGGCATATCCGAAGAGTCAATCCGATCGCGAATAAGCCGTGGTTGGTCATTTGAGGAAGCTATCAGCATCCCAGCCGGCCGGAAGCGTAGGCCGGGGGTGGTCAAAGACTTTCAAGAGAACGCGGGGACCGGCGGGGGGTGCTCCGCACAGGTTTTTCCCGAAATAGAGTTTTTTAGTGAAACGGCGCAATAGGTATGTCTGTAGTTACCCTTGCTGATCTGAAGCGGCACCTAAATATCACTTTCGATGACGATGACGCCTTGCTGGCCAACAAGCTTGCGGCTGCCAAGCAAGCGATAGCCGGCTTTATTGGCGCGCCGCTCGATAGCACCACGTTCCCAGAAGAGACATACCCGGACGGCATTCCCGAACCGCTATGTGAAGCCGTGCGTCAGCTTGCGGCCCATTTCTATGAGAACCGCGAACCGGTGCTGATCGGCGAAAGCACCAATCAGGTGCCGTTCGGCATCTTTGATCTCGTCGGGCCGTATCGCGGCTACGTGTTCTAATGCGCGACATTGATCGGCTGAACAAACGGCTTGCTGCCGTTCCCAAGGCGGTGCGAGAGGCCGTGCAACCCGCCCTGCAAAAGAGCGGGCAAGAGCTGGTCGACGCTATGCGCCAGCTTGCCCAGCCCTCGCGGGATACTGGTGCGCTCATTGATAGCATCACCATGACACCGGGCGGGCAGCAAACGCCAGCCTATTCCCAGCCCGGCGGCTCGCAAACTGTTCCGGAAAACGCGGTCTATGTCACGGCCGGCAATACCGACGTTCGCTACCCGCACCTTGTGGAATACGGGACCAGCAAAGCGGCAGCGCGGCCGTTTTTTTGGCCAGCCTTCCGGCTGTTGCGAAAGCGGATCGGCAATCGCACGAAGCGCGCCATTGGGAAGGCCGTGCGCGAGGGTTGGGCGCAATGAGCACTGAACCTTCCCTCGCCCTGCAAAAGCTTATCCGCGGTCATCTATCGGGCAATGCGGCGGTAACGGCGCTAGTCCCGGCCGAAAACATCTTTGATCGCAGCGGCACACCCGAAATCTTCCCGTGCATCCTGATAGGTGACGGCTACACCAATCATGCCGACTTGATCGAAAGTTTCCACGAAAACACCTTCGCGGACGTGCATGTTTGGACTGAGGAGCCCGGCCTTGCCGAGGCCAAAGCCATTGCGGCAGCGGTGCGCGGTGCACTGCGCAGCGGGCCGTGGGCTGTAGACGGGCATCGATGCATCAATCTGAGGGTTAGCCGCACGCGGTTCCTACGCGACCACGATGGCGGCTTTGCGCATGCCATCGTTTCGATTGAGGCCATCTTGCAAGAGGCCGTGTCGTGAGGGCGAGCAAACTTGATCGGCTGATCGAGATCGAGACTGCCGCGACCTATTTGGACGAATACGGAACGCCCACAGACACGTGGGCTTGTATCGCAAGCTTGCGGGCCGAGCTGATCCAGGACGCGGCGACTGAATATCTATTTCGCACCCGCTTTATCGACGGGATAACTACGGCCGAGCGCGTCGCCTATGGCGAGCTACAGCTTCACGTCAAACAGGTGAAGGAAATCGGCCGGCGCCGCGGGCTGGAAATCCATGCCTTCGAGGCGGTGCCAAAATGAGGGGCCGCAAACCAGAGCTGCAAACCGATCAGGCGGCCGTCATCACCATCCCAAACCCGCCTGCCTGGCTATCCAAAGAGGCGAAGGCCGAGTGGCGGCGGATCATGCCGCTGCTGATCGAGCGGCGCATTCTCACTGAAGCCGACATGGGCAGTGTCGAAAACTACTGCCTCGCGATCGGCCAAATTCGGGCGGCAGAACGCACCATCCGGCAGGAAGGCATGACGGTGCAAGGTGCTAGCGGTTTGCGTGCGCACCCGGCGCTGAAAATACAATCGCAAGCCCTAACGCACTCGCGCCAGCTCGCTGCCGAGCTGGGGCTAACGCCGGTGTCCCGATCGCGCCCTGCCATCCGTGAAGACAATGAAGACCAAAGTTCATCCGACTTGGGTCTTTGATTCCTCGCCCATTCCTGATCCGCACGGCCGCGGTGAACGCGCCGCGCGGTTTATGCGCGCGCTTAAGCATCCCAAATCACATGCGCCGGGCCGGCAGTTTGAACCGGCGGCCTTTTGGGAGCGCATCGTGCGCGGCATCTATGGGCCGTCTACCGCGGATGGCCAGCGGCTCATTCGCACCGTTTATGCTCAGATCCCACGCGGCGCTCGGAAGACCACCATCGGCGCGGGCTTAGGCTTGCTTCACACGTTCGGCCATGAACGAACGGCGGGCGGTTCCTGCATCATTGCTGCCGGTGCTGAGGATCAGGCGCAACTCGCATTCGACGAAGCCCAAGCCTTTGTAAAAGCCACGCCGGCACTGCGCAAAGCGGCGCGCGTTGTCGAGTCTCAGCTCGAAATTGAACACCCCGGTTCCGGCTCTTTGCTTCGCGCCATCCCGGCTGAAGGCGACGTGCAACACGGCAAGACGCCCTATTTCGTCCTGATCGATGAATTGCATATCTGGAAAAATCGGCGGCTATGGCGCGCCCTCAAAACCGGCCTGCTAAAAATCCCGAACACGCTCTTAGTGATCATCACCACGGCGGGCCGTGGGCAGGACAATCTTGCGTATGAGGAATACCGCTACGCCAAGCGCATCGCCCTAGGTGAAATCCACAATCCGTCTTACCTACCGATTATCTTTGAACCGCCCAAGGAATATGACTGGCGCGACGAACGCGTTTGGCACTCAGTTAATCCGGGGCTAGCGCACGGCTTTCCGGACCTGATCGGCATGCGGCAAGCCGCAATCGAAGCCGGCGAAAAGCCGGCCGATCGCGAAGATTTCCGGCAATACAATCTGAACGAATGGCTAGACCATTCCGCCTCACCCTTTGTGGAAATGAGCGTCTATGACGCCGGATCGCAAGCGATCGATCTAGCCGCCCTTAAGCACCTGCCGTGCTGGATTGCGGTGGATATGAGCACCACCACCGACCTAACGGCGGTGGTTGCCTGTTTCCGCGACGGCGACAATTACACCGTTGTCCCGCATTTCTTCTGTCCCGGCGACCAACTCCGAGCCCGCGCCGATCGCGACGGCGTTCCCTACGTTCAATGGGCAAAGGACGGCTTCATTAACGCAACGCCCGGCAACGTGATCGATTATCGCGCCGTGTTGGGGCTGATCCGCGAGCTGTATGCCGGTTTCGACGTTCGCGAGATCGCATTCGACAAGGCTTATGCGCAGCCCGTCATGGCACCCCTGTTAGAAGAGGGCTTACCCGTAGTCACCATGCAACTTGGATGGGTTACGCAGTCACCGGCCCTTAATGAGTTAGAACGCGCCATCATTGCCCGGCAGTTCCGACATGGTGGTCACCCGGTGCTTAGGTGGTGCTTCTCTAACGTCGCGATTCAAACTGACCCTGCCGGCAATCGCACCATGCACAAGGGCAAGAGCACCGGTCGGATCGATGGCGCATTTGCGACATGGATGGCCGTCGGGCGCGGCGCTGCCGGTAACGATGAACGCTCAATTTACAGCAACGTGTCTGCACGCCCGGAAGGGCTGCTAGTTTTCTAAGAGTAATTTTATGGCCGATGATACCGAACGATTAGTAGTCGAATTGGAAGCCCGCATTCGGGATTTCGAAAAGAATTTCGAGAAAGCGACCAAAAAGGCAAACGACGAATGGTCTAAGATCGAGAACCGCGGCAAGCAAGCGGCCCAACGCATGCAATCCGATATGGCCAAAGCCGCGGCCGGCGTGACCAGCTCGATTAGCAGTATCGGTTCACAGATTGCCGGCAGCTTTGGGCTGACCGGCATCGCCAGTCTGACGGGGTTTCTCGCCCTTGCTGTTAAAATCAACGGTGAGTTGGCCAAGCTTGACGGCCTTGCACGCCGTGCCAACCTATCAACCGATCGGCTTCAGCAAGTCAAGTTCGCGGCCAACGTGCGCGGCGTGTCGGATGAGGATTTCTCTGCCGGCATTGATACCAGCCTGAAACTGCTAGATGAAGCGCAACGGCAGGTGAATAGTCTACAGCGGCTGTTCAATGCCAATGGCCTCAGCATTAAGCAAAACAATGGCGAGCTGCTACAGTTTGACCAGTTGCTCGAGCAGGCCGCGCGGTTGATGGCGGGCGCGCGCACCGAACAGCAGCGAATCAAGATTGCCGAAATGCTAGGCTTATCCCGCGAATGGGTAGGCTTGCTGCGCAATGGTCCGGAAGCATTCCGCAAGCTGGCGGATGAAGCCGAGAACGCCGGGGCTGTAATCGACAAAGAGACGATCGCCCGCGCCAAGGAGTTTGACAAAAAGTGGCACGAAGCGGTGATCCGCTTCAAGGCCGGCATGACGGAAGCCCTTACCGATCTAAGCGCCGAGTTCGGCAAGTTCTGGTCAGAACTGATTGATCAGGTTCCCGGTGCCAATTTCATCCGCGACACGTTCAATAAGTGGTTCGGCGGATTGCGCGGCATGTCAATTCCCGAACTTAAGGAAGCCGTGCAACGGGCGATCGATGACGGTATGCAATTCGAAGCCGATCGCATCCAAGCCGAGATCGATCGGCGGCTTGGCAAGACCCCTCTCAAAATCAAGGTGACGCCAGAGGTAACCGATCAACCGGCGACCGTGATCCCGCGCGACGGGAATGAGCGCAATCGGTTTGAACGTGCCGTTTTCGAGGCAAACAAACGCATCGCCGCCACAGATGCTGAGACTAAGACCATCGGCCTAAACACGGAAGCACGCGAGCGGGCAAAGCTGGTCGCGGAATTGGAGGAAGCGGCCAAGCGCGCCAACACGGAAGCCGGCTTCCAAAATGCGACCGTCACTGAAGCGCAGCGGCAGAAGATCAATCAGCTTGCGGATGCGATGGAAGCCGCGGCGAAGCGCCAGCGGGAATCCCAGCAGCGCTTTGAAGCCTTCAATGAGACACTGAAATTCGGCGGCAATATCGCAATCGAGTTCCTGGACAAGCTTGGGGACAAGACGGCCAAGTTCGCGGACCTTCTTAAGTCCGCAATGGACATGCTGAAGAAGGCGGCCCTGCAAGCGCTGGTGCTAGGCGAAGGTCCATTGAGCGGCATCTTCGGAACCAAAAGCACCGTCACGGGCGGCACGGGCGGCATTTTCGGCCTGCTGGGCAATCTGTTCGGCGCGTCCAAGGCGGACGGCGGCATCGTGCGAGGTCCGGGCGGGCCGCGCGCCGATCGGATACTCACGCCAACATCTAACGGCGAGTTCGTCGTGAATGCCGCCGCAACGGCCCGTAACCGGGCGCTGCTGGACGCAATCAACCGCGGGGTGCCTTCGGCCTCACTTCCGGTCCCGGCCATTCCTGGGGCTTCTGTGGCGGGCGCGCGGATCAACGCGCCGAGCATCACACAGAATGTCGCCAATACCATCAACGTCACCGGCGGCGGTGGCACCGATGAGCAGAATGAGGCGCTGGCCAAGCGGATCGCCCAGCAGATCGAAGACAAAGTGAACCAGAGCTGGGCCGAGAACGCGCGGCAGCAGCTTCGGCCGGGCGGCATGTTCCGCCGCTGAATTCGGCCAAACCGATAGATATAGCGCGTCGATCATTTCTTGCACGGCAGTCCGCGCGAATTTTTCCGCGAACACGAAATGGGCGGGCCGCTACATTATGCGTATCGACGTTCAAAATGGTCGAAAGGACCTACACGTGAGTAATCAAACTAGCTTTTCGCTACCGCGCGAGCGGGGCGAGCAATTGCGCCAGCTTGCCTTCCATCACCGCAAGAGCCTTGCCGGGCTTATCTCCGACTGGATCGAGGCAGGCTTGGCGGAAGCCGGATTATCGGCCTCGCTGCCGGATGTGAAGATCGAGGCCGGCCGAGATCAGGTGACCCTCACCACTCCCGAGCTCATCGTCAGCTTCGCGACCGCCAAGGATGCTTGGGACACCGGGGAAAGCATCGATCGAGTAGCCAAGCGCGGCGGCGCTTGGGTGCATGCCGATCGGCGCGACGGCAGCATGCTCTCGATTACACGAGTCGGGGCCGGCGTGGTGATCGAGCTGATCGATCGTGCCGGCGCAAAGAGCCGGCGGTCATTCTCGCGGGACGTGGCTTGTGCCGTCGCGCGCCAGCTCCGCGAAGCCGCCGAACAAGCATTGCCAAGCCGATAAAAAAAGCCGCCGGGCAAAGGAGTGCCCAGCGGCTTGGGGTTTCAGTAGAAGGTCCAACGACGTGCCATCGTCAGAACAATTAGATTATAGCAGCTCGGCCACTTGTTGCACAGAAGAAAGTGACGATCTCGACGCCAACTTTTGGCGCGAAATGGATGCGTTGGCACACGCCCTACCCGCAGCCGAACTACAAGTAGTCGAGGACGAAGAGATCGAGCGCATGCTCGGCTACCTTGAGAGCGCCGCGGCAAACGATGACGAGCCCGCGCGGTCGAAAAATGTCACCAGACAGGCGTCGGGAATAGTTGCCCCGCTGCCCCGTCCCGCGTGGTCGAAAAATGTCACGGAAGCGGGAACAAAAAATGTCACGCGACGGCATCGACGTTCAGAGGCACAGGACCGCCGAACCATTGATTCGATTCGACTTTCTGAATCCAAGCCGACGAAAGCCCGATGCCCAACTTCAGTAGGGAAAATAACACCCTCTATTGCCCCCATTAGTGAGGCAGAAGAGAGCTATGAAGCGTTAGACAAAAGTCTGGAAAAAGCCAGCGCCGAAGGCGCTGATCTTTCCCACCTTCCGGTCTGGCCTGCTTGGGAGTTCACCACTGACGTCCTTAAGGTCATATGCGCTAATCGCGTCCTGGCACAGTTCGGCCGGACCAAGCGCATCACCCTCAATCTTGGCCACAAAGAGCTAAAGCGTGCCCTTGCCAACCCCAAGGGCTTCACTCACCACGTCAAGAAAAACGTCTCCAGGGCGCTTAATAAGGAATTTGGCTACCCCGTGCCGCTCTGGTTCACAGTCCACACCACACCCGCCGGTCGCCAGCATATCCATGGTGCTATCGCCCACAATGACAACGAGCCCGAGGTCGATGACCGCGTAGAGGCAGCGCTACGCCATGCCGGTGGTAAATGGAAAAGCCACCGGAACAAGAAAAAGCAGGCTGACTGCCAGTCTATGTTCGATGATCCCGACGATTGGGCCTTCTACGCCCTCAATCGAGACTGGCACCGGAGCAAGAGCCTACCGGGCAAGATCGTCAGCATCACCCATGATCTCCGCGCTGCCGGTGAGCAATATTACGCCAGGCTAAGAATGACGCACCGGTGAGCTGCTGTGTCGATTTTTATCGCGATTGCGCTTGAAGCTTGCGCAGATTGATCTCATCGCTGACGCAACCCTTAAAGTCGGGGTCGCTGCGGGTGTATTTCAAGGTCTGGATGCAGTAGTCGGCCGCGGCCCGCTCGAGCTTAGCCTCTGGGGTATTGCGCTCCTGGTAGAGGCCATTGACCCAGGGGAGGGCGAGGATGGCGCCGACGATCGCCACCACGGCGATCATCAAGTGAATAGGCGTGATCGAGCTTCTGGCTGTCGTTTCCTGTTCCGCCATATCCCCCCCTCCCGGTAGTTGCTTGAGGCTACGCGATTTAGCGATTTAGCGAAATCGCTATTAAGCTATTGATATTGTTGCATAATTTTGTTGACCCGATGTCCGGGTCAGCGTATTACGTCGCTGCGCACTCAGGCGCGGGCATTGGGGGGCAAGCGATGTTTGTAAAGCGGATTCGGCTGGAACGTGCGGCCACGATCTTGGAGAACTCCGTCGAAGTGGCGCGGCACGACGCCGGCAGTTTGTTGACCACCATCCTGGCGCACCCCGACTTGCGGAGCTGCACCATCATCCAAGGCTGCAGTAACGAAGCGATGCTGGTGAGCGAGAGGCCGCTAACCGAGGCCTGTAGCGGCGTGTAACAATACCTCCTAAGTTGCAGTCGCACGACTTCGACTTGGGAGGGTTGACGAAGATGAAGAAGCTAGCCGTCCTGTTGTTTGCGGCGAGCTGCTCGGGGTGCACTGGCATGAGCGGCAGTTCGAACAGCTTTGACAACGTGGAGCGCGTTAGGATCGGGATGAGCGAACAGGAGCTGATCGCGATTATGGGCAAGCCTGACCTAACGCGAAACCACGGTGACGGGAAACAGGTTTGGGTATGGCGCAATCCAATGGCGCTTACAGGGCTCAGCGTCGTCTCGTTTGGTCTGAAGGACGGCAAGGTCTCGGAAATCCCGAACGTCGCTGCGCTACGCTAGCTCGGGCAGCAAAGGGCCGCTGGCGAGTCAAAACCGGGCGGCCGGTTGCAGACAGCCGATCGCGCGGCCGGCGAATCCAGGGCTTCTCTGGAGCGACACGGCTGCGCAAAAAGCGTGCCATGGCAATTTCTAGGAAAGTTCGATCAGCCCCTTGATCGCCTAGGATGGCAACCCAATGTGCGCGGCGCGAAACACATGGGAGGATTATCGTGAAGGCGACAGGCACCAGACAAACAGATACTGGCACTCTAAACCGCGCCGACGACGAAGAGGAACGCGTCAAGCAGTTCATCCGCGACCGCATCGATGGCGATCCGGAAAAGGCGGCAGAGTTCGTCCAAGCAATACGTGCAACTATGCGGAACAGCAAACCGCGTCGCGTGGACGCCGGGCCTTGGCGCATGATCATTAAGCGCTGGCAGTGCGGCGACAACAACGTCTGCTTTGCGGGTATCGATACTCGAAAAAAGGGCAAGGCGGACCTTGTTCCGATGGTCAGCGATCCGGGGGACAAGTCGCGCGGGGTGCGCATTCGGGAACGCAATTGGATCCACCTGGATTACACCATGCGCCTCCAGCCGAGTTCAGCCGCGGAGTTCGCCACTCAGTTAGAGCAGCAATTCGGACTGCAGCTAGAGCCAGAGGAGGAGCGCACGGGCGAGCACCCCCTAGCCCGGCAGATGCGGGAGGCCGGTGCGGTTAACATCGTTTTCGGCGAAGCAGCGGAGCGGCACTCCGAGAATCCCGAGGCTGCCCTGAAATACTTCGTGGCTGAAGTGCGGGATCGCCGGCTGACCAATGCCGCACTCCGGGAGCTGTATGAGATATTGGCCCTAAAGACCGGACAGGTTCGGGCGAGCTAGAGACAAGGGAGGTGCAAAATGGCGTGGGAAAAGTTCGAGTATGAGGGAGAAGATGATTGCCAGTATCAGGTGGAAGACGGCAAAATAGCCGTTTCGACGCCATGGGGAAGCAAAGAGGCCTACTTGCAAGGCCTGCCGCCTCAAACGTTAGCACGGTTAATCGCGGCCGAGCTTCGAACAGAGAAGAAAAAGGTGCGAGGCGAGCAAGGAAGCTAACACCCGACCTGATAGATTACCCGCGATGTAAGGCATGACCCTTGTTATGGCTCTCACGATCGGCGATGCGCCGATTTTGTTAGGCGATACGCTTGTTACAGCACGGGGAGCCACCGGAGAACCCGGCATGCACACCCCGGCGCTGCTAGATGTAAATGATCAATTCCGCTCTGCATCGTCGAAGGTGGTTGCGTTACGCCAGAAGGTTAACATCCTTAGCGATGATGTCATTCTAGCTTGGCAAGGATCTTACACTCAGGCGTGCTCTGTTTTTAAAGAGGTGGCGGAAGAGCTCAAAACACCGAACAGAGCAAAGTATGTTTCTGATATAGTCCGCGAGGCCGTCACAGTAGACAACCCTGATTTGACGATTATTGGCTTTGCGAGAGGCGAGTCTAAGACCAAAATATTTTGCGCCGGTCGCGTCAAGGAATACGGGTCAAAGCTCTTTAGTAATGTTATAGCGGCTGGCTCCGGTGCCGATGATATGGCTACTCTTATCCGGAAGATGGAAGGGCCAAGTTACGTTTATGGCAATCAAGGCGTCACGGACTACGCGAATGTGATTCTCCGGGGCATTGCACTAAGCGCACAAGCCATGGGTTTGGAGCACCTAACGTTTCAAAACCTGTGGGCTCTATGGGGCGGAGGAGTAGAGATTGCTCTGTTTGACAGAGGGAAGGCAAGGAAAGCTGGTAACCTACTTCATACGTTTTGGGACTGCTCAAAACAGGAGGACGGCTTGTGGCACCTCCGGCATGTTCCGACCTTCATAAAAATGGAGTATCAAGGGGACGTGCTTGTTACGCGCACGTTATCCGAAACGGAAGTTGATCGAATTTGTATCGTTGCGCCTCTGTTGTCCTCTCATAACGAGGGTGAGAAGTTCCACCCCGGCGGCGTTTCCCTGAGCTACGATTGGCTTTGTAGCAGCGTAGTTGCCCGAGTGGGGGAAAGGTCGGTTGATGTGTTATCGCATGTGCAGGGCAGGGGCGTGGGGCTCCCGCTTAGCTTTATACACAAGCAGAGCATTATGTTTCCCGATGAGAACACGTTTCATGTGAGAATCGCCGGGTCTTACATCAACGTCATAAGAGAAATGGTAAGCCGGGAGCTGCAGCCGGGCACCACTAGCAAGGTCATGATTAGCCAGTAGGATTGTCCATGAACAGGGTCGTGGATACGGCGGACAAGTATTTCGACGAGGTTTTAAAGCCCCAATATGACGCCTTCCTTTCAGACCCTAGTAGCTTTCCATCGGCCTTCAATTTAGCGAGCGCGCTTTTTCATTTCCACGAGTGGATGCTAGCGTCGCATAAGGCAGCCGTGGAAAAGCACTACGGAAAAAGCTTCAAGACAGAAGGCGCGTTTTGGGCAGAGGTTGAGTCTAGCAACGCGCAGTTTGGCTACGTGCGGGATTTGGCGAATGCTTCTAAGCACGTTGAGCTTACGAAGCGGCGATCTACGCCCATGAAGAAAGTAGCCCAGGCCTCTATGACGGATGGGGCCTTCGGCCCAGGTTTCCAAAGGGACGCCTTTCAAACAAGTCAGATCAAAATTGAGGTTGGTTCCCAGGTAATCGATTTCGACACGTGTGCGAAAGCGCTGTTTAGCTACTGGGCTAATCTGCGGGCGGCTCTAAAATAGCCCCTGCTACACAACTTCTCCTACAATTCTGCTACAAAATATCAGTGAGGTTCCAGACCAAGATATTGAATCTACTATCAAAATTTGGATGGCGGAGAGGGTGGGATTCGAACCCACGATACGGTTACCCGTATGCCGCATTTCGAGTGCGGTGCCTTCAACCACTCGACCACCTCTCCAAGCCTTTGATGCAGCAGCAGTTTTCCGGAAAACAAATCTGCAGAAAAACGCCGTCTGCTACCGCTTTGCTACCCAATGGCTTTTGTGGAGCGCTTCTGTACCGCCAGACGCAAGGCATCGTCAACGCGCGCGGCCGCATCCTCCTGCATGCCCGGAAGGACGTGGCTGTAGAGATCGAGCGTAATCCCGACGCGGGAATGTCCGAGCCGCTCTGAGGCGACCTTGGGATGGACGCCGCTGGCGAGCAGATGAGTGGCGTGCGCATGGCGCAAATCATGGAAGCGCGAGCGGGGCAGGGCGATACGGCTGCGCAGCATCTGCCATGCATGCGTCAGGCTGCGGGGCTGCATCGGCTCGCCATCCTCCCTCGCATATACGAAGGTGGCATCCGTCTGCCGCACACCGATGCGCAGCAACTCTTCCGCTTGTCGGAGGCGATGCGTGCGCAGCTCGTCGACCACCGTTGCAGATAGCGCCACCATGCGACCGCGGCCCGACTTCGGGGCCTTGTATCGCACGCCTTCGGCGGTTTGTTCGGCGCTCTCGACAATCGAAGCCTTGCCGGCGACAAGATCCACGTTGCGCCAGCGCAGCGCGCAGATTTCGCCACGCCGTAAGCCGCACAGCACCCCGAGAAGCACCGGAATCAGCAGTCGGCTTTGCCGCACCGTGGCCAGTAATTCGACCGTCTGACCCATGTCGAACGTGCTCATGGTGCTGCGCTCCACCTTCGGAGGGTCAACTGCATCGGCAGGATTGCGCACCAGCAACTCCCACCGCACCGCCTGGCGCAACGCGTGTTTGATAAGGCGATGCATGTAGACGACGGTGGTGGGCGCCAATCCGCCTTTGCCGTCACGTCGGCCGTTCGCTAGCGCGTTCGCATAGGCTTCTGAAATCTGCGCCGGCTTCAGTTTTGGTAACAGCACTCCGCCGATCGCAGGGGCGATGTTTTTTCTCACGATCTCGCAATATCGTTCGTGGGTGCGGGGCGTCACATGGGCGCGCATGTGCTGCAGCCAACGTTCAAGGAAGGCCGCCACGGTGATTCTGTCGGGCTGCTGGTAAGCGCCGCCCTTCAATTCCGAGATCAGGCGGGCGCATTCGGTCTGCGCCTGTCGTTTGTTGCCTTCGAACGAATGCCAGCGGCGTTTGCGCTTGCCGGTGGCTGCGTCGCGGACGTCCAACACGATCGCCCAGCGGCCGGGGGATCGCTCTTTGATGTGGCCCTTCATTTGTTGGGGTCCCCCTCAGCGAGTTTTTCTAAGACAAGATCAGCGATCTTTTTGCCGGTGCCCTCGTGAAGGTATGCCGGACGGCGCGCATCACCTGAGGGTCGCATGGCCTCAAAGATTCTGTCGGCTGCTGCTACGGCTTCTTCGTAGGCGACAGGATTTCTAAGCCAATGGGCGTGGCCCGATCCGGTGTCGGCAAATGCACCCGTGAGATGCATTGCCCGGGCGACGATCGTGATAAAGGCGAAACCCTCGGCACTCCCGAACAACCTCTCTGTTTCCGCGGCAGTGTTGAACGATTGTTCGAGACGGTGCTCCGCCTCCTGTGCGAGTGACCGCCCCGACGAAGCCGCAGCCGCTTCTAAACCTCGCCGGATTTCATAGGTGGTCCTCATATTGAGAGGGTAGCGCTTACCCGCCACTGCCTTTTTTCTTCCGGTTGGGTTAGCCGCGCGCGGCATCTTCGGTACCTCTCAGCCCCAATTCGTCCTGCTTGATCTATCACGCATAGGGCTTGCGGTCAACGAAGCCGCATGATAATCGACTGCGTCATCTATTACGCATCAACCGAGGTCTTACATGGACGAAATCAAACGAGAACTCGTTGAAAAGCTCTCGGTATCGGTGCCGAGAGCAGGCCAAGCGCTCGCTGGGCTCGGGCGCAACGCCAGCTACGAAGCGGCTCAGCGCGGCGACATTCCGACCATCCGGATCGGCAAACGCCTTGCCGTGCCAACATCATGGCTGCGCCAGAAGCTGGGGATCAGTGAAGGCCAGCAGGCGCAAGCGTGATCGATGGCCGTCAAACAAGCATCGGGCCCGGACGCTGCTGAAACAGCGGTCCGAGCCCGGGGACTTGATCAGCTTTGGCCGGCAGATCGAGACCAAGTTGCTACACCCCCTGCCATCCGGTTTCAAGTCGCTCGTATCGAGCGTCGGTTCAGACTGCCGCCCGATACAGCTCGCGTCATCGCTGAGCATGCTTTCGGCCAGGTGCGAGCATGACGGCGCGCCGCTTTCTCGATCTCGCGGGCGCCGGCTCGATTTCGTGTCCCAGCCTGCGGCGATATCACGTGCGCCCGGCGCGCCCCGGCGATCATCCGGCTTGTCGCGAGGAGGCCGTGGACTGGCGCCAATGCGTGACCATAACGCGGCTTACCGATCTTCGGCGGTGGATATTTGCTCGGCTCGATTACTTCTACGGCCCGCCTCGTGATGCTGACGACTATGCGGAACAAAGGCTGCTGCATGCAGCAATCGGCGGGGCAAAATGACTGCGCTCCCCAAAATTGAACCGCGGTCTGAGAATGTACTCAACTTTGCGCTCGATTATGCACACCGGGGATGGGCGGTGTTTCCGTGCCGTCCACAGGACAAGCGGCCGTACACCGCATCCGGCTTCAAAGAAGCGTCAACCGATGAACTGACGGTCAAGCGGTGGTGGCAACAGTGGCCGCACGCGATGATCGGCGTTCGCATGGGCGAGGCCTCAGGTGTTTGGGCAATTGATCCCGATGCGCCGGAAAAGGTGGGTGATCCCGATGGACGCGCGGCTTGGGCTCAATTGCTGGCGAAGCATGGTGACGTCCATACCCACGCCCACCTGACGCCGGGCGGTGGACATCATCTGTTGTTCAAGTGGGATGCCGATCGTCCTGTTACTAACCGAGAGGGCGCACTAAAGGGCAGCGGCATCAACGTGCGTGGCCAAGGCGGCTACATCATCGCGCCTCCTTCGGTCCGAGCAGACGGCAAGTCGTATCAGATTGCTGAGCCACTCGATTTCTTCAATTTTGCAGACGCTCCAGAGTGGCTTTATGAGCTGATACTCACTGAACCGGCTAAGTGCTCGATTAGCGAAAGGGCGGCAGGTCAAGTTCGGCCGCGCGAGCCTCGAAACAGGAGCTATGCCGAAGCCGCATTGCGAGGAGAATGCGAAGCCGTTGCGACCAGTCGCGATGGCGAGCGCAATAACACGCTCAACACGGCTGCCTTAAAGCTTGGCTCGCTTGTCGGCGCCGGAGAGCTGTCTGAAGGCGAGGTAATTGGTGCCCTGTATGCTGCCGCAGTGGCTTGCGGATATGTCGCGGACGAGGGCCACCGGGCCACCATGGCGACAGTTAATAGCGGCCTACAGGCCGGCATCAAACAGCCACGCGAAATCCCAGACAGAGACCCGCATAAGAGCGGACAGGCCGTCCCGCAATCCTCCTCGAAGGCGCCCCCCGCAGCGCTTGAATTGCTGTGGCACGGTCAAGCGCATGACCGGGCATCCCGCTCCTGGCTGGTTAAAACGCTTTTGCCCGAGAAGGGCCAAGGCCTGGCGTCGGGGCAATGGGGTGGATGCAAGACGTTTGGAGTGTGCGACCTATCAGGCTCCGTTATGACCGGGCTGCCGTTTGCTGATCGTCAAGTAGATCGGCAGGGTGGCGTCCTGTTTATCGCTGCTGAAGGTGCCAGCGAAATTCCGATCCGTCTCCGCGGTTTGGTCGAGCACAAACTGCGGCCTGCGGCACTGTCATCGGCGGCATCCGGCACACCCGTCAACGTCGACTTAGACAACCTGCCGTTCGCCTGGATCGAAGAATGTCCCTCTCTAAAGGATGATCAGGACTTCAATCGGATCGTGGATGCGGCGAACGTTGCTGCCAATAACATCAAAACGCGATTTGAACTTCCGCTCGCGCTGATCGTCATCGATACCTTAAATGCAGCCGCCAACTTTAAGGACGGCAACGACGCCGCCGAAGGCCAACAGGTCATGAACCGGCTGGGCGAGCTAAGCCGGCTGACCGGCGCTTTTGTCTTGGCAGTAGATCACTTCGGTAAGGCAGTCGAAACGGGCACGCGCGGCACGTCAGCCAAGGAGGCCGCGGCCGACGTGGTGCTTGCCTTCTTGGCCGATCGGGACATTGCCGGCAACATCAGCAACACGCGAATGGCAGTGCGTAAGCTCCGAGCCGGCGCAACCGGGAGTGAAACGCCGTTCGATCTGAAAGTAGTGGACTTGGCAGGCGAAACCACGTGCGTGATTGAATGGAAACAGGAAGGGCAAGACGATCATAAATTAACCAGCCAACGCGAGCGGTGGCCCAGATCCACCAAGGTTCTGAAGTCGGCACTGATCGAAGTGCTCAGCAACGAGGGCAAAGACTGCAGTCCGTTCGGGGATGGCAAGATGAAGGTCAAGGCCGTACCGGCTGCGTCGGTCCGGGCGGAGTTCATGAAGCGCTACCCGGCGGACACCATCGAGCCCAGTAAGCAGTCCGATGCCAAGCGGCAGGCCTTCAATCGAGCGATGAAACAAGCAATGGACCGCGACCTTATCGGCGCGCGCGAGATCGGCGGAGTGGATCACCTATGGCTGGCCGGACAAGATTGAGTGACCACCCACAGGGCGGACGGACCGGACACTCCCTAGTGTCCGCGTCCGGTTCGTCCGGTTGTGGGCCCCGGATTAAACGGACGTTCGTCCGGTTCGTCCGGTTCGTCCGGTCTCCGCTGGGCCATACCTTAGGTGTGGCGGGTGGGGCATCCGCGTCAGCACTGGCGGGTATTCAAAAGTCTAGGCTCCTTGGGAGGTTAACCGGTTGGGTGGCTTCCTCCGCTAATCGGCCACGAAAAAAGTACGTCGAGGGCCGGGGTATCAAAAAGTCCAGGTTTAAGGGTGCTTTACCGGCCGGGTAAGTCCGTTTGCACTGAAGGCTGCCCGATTGAAATCAAAAATCATTGAGGATCGAAAAAAATGACAGCAAGACGCTCAACCGCCCCGTCGCATCTCTCGGAATCGACCCGCCGATGGTGGAAAACCGTCCTCGCCGACTACGATTTGGACCCGCATCACTTGAAGCTGCTGCAGGCTGCGGCGGAGGCATGGGACCGGCTCCAGGACGCACGAAAGGCGATTGGGGAACACGGGACAACGTACACCGACAGGTTTGGCGCGCCGCGGCTGAGGCCGGAATGCGCGATCGAGCGCGACAGCAGACTGGCCTTCGCTCGCCTCATTCGTGAACTCGATTTGGACGTCGATCCGCCATCAGCAGGAGCGCGGCCGCCGGCTCTTCGTTCAAACCGCAGGAGGGCCTGACAATGCCCGTGAAACGCCGACAATTAAAGAGGTGGCGCCACACGGTAGCGCGGCGCGACCCGAAAAAGTGGAGAATGTTGTTCTCCTGCGGCTGGGATTATTTGAACGATCTCAAGTTCGGATTTGGACACGACGCACAGCAAGAGGCTCGTGCAGCCGCAGCATCGGCTTGGCGGGATTTCGGCCGCGAATATCTGGCCAGCTGGCGCCCGGGCCCGCGCCGCCTGTGCCCTTGGGCTCTGGAATTCTTTGGAGAACCAGAGGGCCGGACGGGCGCGAAAGGGCGCGGGTAAAAACCTCGATTTTGGTCTGTGCTGTGCGCGCCACGCTCGAACGCATTGCCGATCGATGCCGGCGGGGCCTGGAGCTTGATCCCGCCGATCGAATGGCGCTGGCCATTGGGCTGGGCGGTTGGCTATCCGGTTCATATTCGACGCTGGATGCGGCGTTTGGCGTGAAGCGGCAGCCGGGCGAGCGCACGAACAAGACTGTACGAAACACCCGGGAACGTGATGCACTGATCCGGCGTCTTGCGGCCGAGCACTACTCCCAACATCGCTATCCCGCCGGCGTCATGGCGCGCGATTTGACCCGATATCGCACGACCGCCTGGCGTGCGGACAAGCAAAAACGCGACACACCCGCAAATTATGCCGGCACGTCCCGCGAGGGCATGTTTTTGATCATGCGTTGCGGAGCCCCGCCTGATAGTCCGCGGCAAATTCGTCGTATTCTTCAAGATGATAGCCCGGACATGAATTAGGGGGATTTCATGTCCGGCCGACACGAGTAAGTGCTTCGACGTTCAAACAGGAAACGCCGAACAATGCACACGCGCACCGCGATAACCGGTCCTAAGCTCAGCGATGCCGAGTTTTTGGACCGTCTGCGCCAAACGCCTATCGGCCGTGACGTGATCATAGCGCGTGACCAAACATTGGCGCAGCGGCGCGCTGCCGCGGCTGAGAACGTTGCGACTGCATACGCCGCCGAGGCGGAAGCCTTGCGTCGGCTGGATACCGACCTAACGCGGGCTCAGCGCGAGATTGATGGATTGGCAGAAAAGCTCCGGGCGGCGCAACAGAAGCATGGCGACCTAACTCAGCAGCGCGCCGAGGTCCAAACCACCCGGCTCCAGGTTGTTAACAAGAACTTGGCGTTCCTTCAGGGCACGGCCCCGGCGGAATTGCTGGCGCTCGCCGAACTTGCGCGCATCGCGACGCATTCCGCCAAATTCCATATGCGTCAAAGGCCGAAATCGCCAACGCCGATCGGTCTCGACTCCTCAGATATCGACCGGGAGCGCCAGAAGGCGCAAGCGGAGCACCAGGCCAAGTTTGCACGGGCTCAGGCGCTCCTCCGCCGGGCACAGGAAGTTGGTAGCCAAGTTTCGGTGTTGTTGGCCTCGCCAACGGTCGACCTCGAAACGGTCGCAAGGTTGCGGGTCTATCTCGACGCAGAGGGCTTGGTAAGCAAATCTTCTCAGACTTGGACGGAATCGCGATGACCGGCAAGCCCGCGTCGCAGATGACAATAGCAGAATTGGGGGAGGAGCATCGTGCCCTAAAGCGCGAGTTTGTCTCGCTGGGGCGCGAGATAATTCAGAACGGGCGGACCCTGTTAGCGATCCGCGGGAACGCCTCGTTCACCAAACAGGGGCCGATGATCGAGATCAAGCGCGTTCCTGGCGCCGACACGACCATTACCGGCTATGCCGCGATTTTCAACGTTGTCGATCTCGGCAAAGACATCGTCTTACCGGGTGCATTTGCTGAAACCTTGGCGAAGCACAAGCGCGATGGAACTGCGCCCGTGATGCTTTGGTCGCACAATATGGACGAGCCGATCGGCGTTTGGGAGGAACTAGCAGAAGACGCACGTGGCCTCAAGGTAAAGGGGCGTCTACTTCCGAGCGTCCGCCGCGCGGCAGAGGCGATCGATTTAATTGGAGCGGGCGCCACCACCGGGCTTTCGATCGGATACAAGGCTCTCGACTATGATTACGACCCGAATACCGGGTTTCGCCGGCTGAAAAAACTTTGGCTGCCGGAAATTTCTGTCGTGTCGCTGCCGATGCAACCGCAGGCGCGCATTGCCGGGAAAGAGCTGCAGGGGGACGAGTGGAGTCGGGCGCTGAACCGCCTTTCCACCGCCGCCGGTGCATTTACCGACGCGGTGAGCAGGTAACGCCATGGCTGTCCGAGCAGAAACACTTCCGGTCCTGACGTCCCCAGATCGGGCCGTGCGCTTCATTGAGGATGCCGGTGACGTACTGGCAACCCTGAATGACCTCGCAACGTGCGGGATGATCGAGCGTGAACTAACGCACCGCGTAGAGCGTGACCTTCTCGGTGTGATTAACACAATAAATTCGTGCTTCTCAGAAACGAGGCATTGAAGCAACAGACCAGCTAACGGAAGTGAGAAAGTAACTATGGCTACTGGTACGATCAAGCATTGGAATGCCGATCGAGGTTTTGGCTTCATCAGAAGCAATGGTTCAGACGACCTCTTCGTGCATGTGACAAACGTTGTCGGCCGGCCTGAGGCCATAGAGGTGGGCCGGAGCGTGCATTTTACCGAGAGCACGGACAGGCGGTCAGGGCGGCCGTGCGCCGTGGATGTGAGGCTGGTCTAACGCCGTGCCCAACCAACTGGAACAATGCCGCAAGCTTGGCCGCGCGGCAAAGCGGCATGAAGGTTTGTTTGGTCGGGTGCCGGTCGCGACGGAAATGGGGCCGCCCGGTCGCCTTCGGGCTAGCGAAGGCGACCGGGCGGTTCTTTTCAAACAATCATAGCTAGGGGCTTACTATGCCTACAATCTTCTTAGACGTTTTGACGCAAACAGGCTGGCGCGTGCCTTCCGACTGGAGCGACGATAATAGCATAGAAGGGATAGCCGGTGGCGGTGGCGGGGCCGGTGGGGCTGGCGACGGGGTAACGCCTACCAGCACTTTGTCGGGCGCCGGCGCAGGCGGCGACTACGCCAAGGTGAATAACGTCAATCTCGCGCCGGGTTCTACCGTCATTCTGGGACTTGGCAGCGGCGGAGTTGGCGGCCTGCGGGGCAACGGTGCTGCGGGCGGCGACACCTGGATGTCTCTCACCACGTCCAAGGAAGATGCCTTTCTGTTGGCCAAAGGCGGGCGCGGTTCTAATACGAGATTCGGTGGCGTTGGCGATCAAACAGCTTCCGGAGTTGGCGATGTCAAACATGGGGGCGGCAGCGGTGGCGACCGGGTAGCGGGCGGTGGCGCCGGTGGGGGCGGCGGCGCGGGCGGACCAAACGGTCCAGGAGCGAAGGGCGGCAACGGTGCTTCTGGTGCCGGCGGCGGTGGCGGAGGTAATGGCGGCGGAACCGCAGGCGCGAACGCATTGACCGAGGCGGGCGGCAACGGTGGAAACAATGCAGCGGGCAGCGGCGGCGGAACCGGCAGAACCGGAAGCAACCATGCGACGAATGGAAGCGAGGGCGGCGGCGGTGGCGGCGATACCGACTCCCAGGACAGCAGTAGAGGCGGCCATGGCGGCGCGGGCGTGGAATGGGACGCTGAGCACGGTTCCGGTGGCGGGGGCGGTGGAACAGTCACGCCGGATATAAACGAACCGCTCTTACATATTCCACTTGCTGTTAAAGGAGCCGAGGGCGGACGTTACGGCGGCGGCGGTGGCGGAAATCCGTGGGAGCGAGGTGGCGACGGCGCGCAAGGCCTAATCGTTATCACCTACACGCCAGCCGGCGCGTTGCTCACGCCATCAAATATTCGGCAGGGCTGATACGGTTTAGAAGCGAAGCCGAAAACGTCTCACTGGCATTCGTTGATGCAAATCCAAGTATGGCCGTATCAAAGGCAGTGTTTCAGTATGGAACTGCGAAAGCTTCTCTAACGCGTTTGCCTCGCGTTCGCTGGCCTTTTCGTGATTCTCAATTTTGGCTTTGAGCTGCGACTCGGCCAAATGCAGGTCTAGCATTGCGACATAAAACGACCGGAAGGACTCATCTACTTCGGGACCAAACAGGAACTGTGCTTTGTCAATGACCTGCAAATAGCGAATGTAGGTCGGCGTTGGCGCGCTCGCGTTGCGCATAACCTCAGCGATTATATCGCGGGCCTCATAATATATCGCCGAACGCTTATCAAATAGGTCAAGGATCACTCGTTGATGAGCTGTGCGCCATTGCCTGTAGGCGATGTAGCCCGCAACCATTCCAAGCAGAACCGTGCCCACTCCTTGCATGACGTTCGCAACGAACTGCGCATGCGCCAATTGTTCTGCAGGAGTAGCCATTGGTTTGCTTCATTCCATCCGGTTCGGCGGCCCGCTGAAGGGCACAGTAGCTTAATGCGAGGCCCTGGTCAGGATGGCGGCAGGACGTCGTAGCTACGTTCCCGCAGCAGCCGGTAGAGGGGACGGGCGAAGAGAAAATCAGGAATGAATCAGTCCAGCGAGGGCTGGTAAGAATGGCGCTATGATGGACAAGTGATCTGCTGATAGAGCAACAAACTTTTGATAGGCAGCGGCAAATCCTGACTGGCTCTGTGTTCGCTTCATTTCCTCCACGGCTGAAAGCAGCTGTTGCAGCTTATCCTCGTCACCTACCTTAGCGCGGAGTGCAGCAGAGAGGTTTCCGAAAAGGTCGCCGCCCACTGCAATGTTTGTAGAGTTGTCGGTCGATTGGAGATTCACGCGCGCGTTCGGCCCCGTTAGATGGAAACTATAATTCCCTCCTGTCTTTGCTGGAAAAGCACCCTTTCTTTGGATTACGACTTGATAGTGAGCAGGTATTGTGTGGAATTGCTCATTGAAGACAGGATCGACTACCGTGAACACCTCTTCCCGCCCATTTGAGAGAGTGCGGCGCAATTCGTCCCCTGCCTCGATATGAACTGATGTATCCTCGATCATTACAGTGTCAGTCGCATAAATGCCCTTTGTTCTGGCACGGACAATGCCATCAGGGGCGACAATATCGAAGTCATTGGTTGGGAAGTGTTGCGAGAACTTGACCATGTAAAACCTAGTTAAAGCGTCTCTTCTGTGTTCAATGGCCGCGGAGTATCCAATCCCCTGGCTTAATGGTGATGTATAGTTCGGGTCAGGGAACCCCTTGCCTTTGAGCGCACGGTCCACCTCGATTGCATGCTTCAGCAAGCGTGCAAAGTAGAAGCGTAGCTCGTGAGCGGTATCCTCCGCAATTGCCGCCGCTCTGTCGTGTCCGACAAGGCGAATTTCGGCTTCGGCCGCGTTGAAGATTGAGTCTAGCTTATTCCCAACGTACCGGCGCAGCGTCTTCCAGAATACAATCTCGGGTGAGCCGGTGAAGCCGATCCCCTCATACGAGATGCGTCGCCCGTCGAAGCCGTCGACATTTACGGGTCTGCCAGAATTGAGGCCGTGCCACGGAAAGAACCACTCGTTGGCCATCCTGAGAAATTCGTTGTCGAGTTCAGTCGCGAGCCGGTAGCCGAAAGGTGTTGTGGGCATCGAACACACCGGATTCATCCCCCACAAGGGGAATTTTCTATTAACGCAAATCAGTGTATGGTGTCCGTGGGCTTGGAAACCCGGACTCAGGACGGCAGATCCCGGTTGGCACCGGAAGGTTGCCGATACGCGCCTATGAGCATTGGCGGGGCTCTATCGCGCAATGACGCACCTTGGCGGGTGCGCCGACCTGGCCAATATGGCCGGGAGCGGTGCGCCATGTCCAGAGCGAAAGCTTAAAAGCGCGCCGGCCTGTCTCTTGAGCAGGTTTCCAACCCCGGCTGCTGGTCCCTTACCGGCGCTTGGCCTTCCGCGTTTCCAGCGGTTCGGCCGCGCATATGGCAGCTAACGTGACACGCCGACGCTGGGTAGCGTTGTGGGCTTATTCTTATTAGCAGACGTACTCGGTCTTGATGGTGCCCCGGCTGCCGGTTTCGGTTTGCGGATCACTCGAATCTTAAGAAGGTCGAATATTTGTCATTCGTTGGAGGTAAATCCAATCCTGTGTGGTACGTCGAAACCAAAGGGCCATGGTTTGGCACCCTCGGTCTGGTATGAATACCTGGAGTTCGTTTTCCTCCTGCTCGGGGGCTACGACGGTCCCGAGGCACCCCCCGACCGTTAATCGCGCTTTGGTGACAAAGGAAGTTTCCTTCCCGCTTGGATATCTCTCGATCCATTTGTCGTTTGTTTGACGGAACCATTCCCGTTGTCCTGGCTCGATTTCCAACGGTGAGGTTTCGTAGCTAAATGAGTCGATTCTCGCATTATCCGAGTTCGGGGAGTTCACTTTCGAAGAGGAGGGTAAAGCGTCACTTGGCGTTGGCAAATTGGGTACACTTAATCCCTTGTCTGCGGTGGTAACTTTCATGATTTCGGTTTTATATGTCGGTATGAGCCCCACCGTCGCATAAAACGTAAGTGTTTTAACGGCACTCGTTTGATCGACGCTCTGGATCGCGCGGTTTATCAGCGCGGTCTCGAACTTGATCTTTTCCAGTTCTATTGCTGCTAAGCTCTTTCTGGCTTCCGTCTCGGCGGCAGTTCTGTTCGTAAAGTATCCAGTAATCAGGGAACCAACAACTCCCCCGACGACCGTCATTATGGCGACAACTATAGTCGCGGCAGGCGTGCTGACTAGTGATCGATCGCCTTTCGGGGCCTTGGGGTTAGGTACCACCGACATTCCCGTCCTTTGAGTTTCTGGACACAGGTTCGGAGCGCGCACAAAAAACCGGGGGACTTCCCTCTTTGTTTAGGGCTGCGGCGCCTGAATTACCTCAACTTCATGCCGGTCGGGGCCGACCATCAGCGCCAACATGTATTTCTTGGGAGCCCCTCTGTCGGTTTCAGCTGGCGGATCAAGGTGTACTTGGCCACCGTAACTCTCACCGGGCATCAGAGTGTGATCTTTGATTGTCAGCGCTTCAAGCGCAGCCATGTTTCGGTCGCCGGTAACGGCAGCGGTTTCGGCCATTGCGGCGTTCTGGTCTGAAGCACGGGCCTGGGCCCAGTAACGGTTTGGTGTGGTTGCGCTGTTGAGACCCGAAGCGACCCCGACCAAAATTGCCCGACCGACTTGTGCACTTCGTTCCTGCTCAACAAGGTCGGCGTATGAATGAACGCGGATTCCGCGCGCCTCTCCGGTCGGCAGGACTTGCGCAGCTTGAATGTCAGCAGTTCTAAAGTTCAGCGGGACTTTGGACTTGTTTTCTATCGTCACCTGGAAAACAGGGCGATCTCCAGCTCCGACGATGCGGCGATTCGGTGTTACGGTTACAATCGAGGCCGGCCGCATTGAGACCAACTGAGCGTGACCGTCTCGCATAAGCGCCTGCTGTTGCGCACGGGGCTGGAACAGTACAGCTTCCTTTGACGCGCATCCCGTACAGATTACTCCAAGCAGTAAGAGCAATAAATGTCTCACTTGCCGCCCCCTCTAGTATCCGGCGCTAAGCGGGCCAAAATTGAGCCTATAATTCACGCCAAATCTAACGATGTTGTTTGTCGCGTAATCCTTGCCTGTGATCCCGAATCCTAAATTATACTCTTTGATCTGTGACTGCAGATAGAGGTACTCAGCTTTGGCGGTCCAGCCCCCGATCAGGGCGGCTTCTACGCCAGCCCCGACGGTCCATAGCGGCCGAATTTCCGAACTAGTCCTGGAGCCAATCTCCGTGCGGTATTCTCCCTGGCCACCGCCGGCCGTGCCGTAGATTAGGAACCGGTCCAAGGCCGCACCAACCCGGAGGCGGCCAGTCCAGAACCATGGAAGGCTGTTTGTTAGACTGGAACCAAATACCTGGTATTTTTGCTGCTGGCCGGTGACTTGCACGTCAGATTCCAGGCCAAAGACAAAAGTTCCAGTTTGGAAATTAGTGCCACCTTGGAAGCCGACCAAAGGACCCGGTAGATGTTCGGTTGACGTGGCGCTAAAGGGCCCCACCGCTACTCTGGCGACCGTTTCTCCTTGGCCATATCCAGCATTCAATCCCAGATATGAACCGGCCCAACTGTAATACGCCGGTGCGGGAGGCGGATACACTATCGGCGGCGGTTCGGGATAAGGTGCTGCGGGCTGATCAGCAGCAAATACTGCAGAACTGAGCAAAGCGCCTGTAAAGCTCGCGAGCAGCGATTTCATTTAGCCTCCCCCGTAAAAGCTAGCTGGTTGCTTCCGCAACTCTTGATTGGGGTACTTACGAGCCGGACTGTGGCGAATATGGGACGTGTCAATAGAAAATTAACAAGTCGTTCGATGGGGCGCGCGGCATCCCGCCGATCTTCGTCCTCACCATCCCGGGTGGCCAACTCACTCGGATCAAGGAGGGCTGGCGCGCCGGAGGGGCACCGTGCCCTGATGCTATTGTTCCTGGCGGGGTGGATGGGCGTTAGTTGCGGTGGCTGCTGCGGGCAGACTTCCTTCCTTTAGGCTGAGCCTGACAAAGCCGATCAAATTCGGTGATGACGTGCTCAGGTCCGCGTTTCCACTTCAAGATAGCAAAGCCGTCTTTTCGCACAGCCAACCGACCCTCCAGGGCGGCAATTGCTTTGAGAATGTAATCTATTCTCGGATTGCATTGGTCTTTTTTCAGCGTCCTATAATAAGTCTTTGTGCCCGCGATTTCGTCTAGATCGACCATAGACCATGCGCGGGTAGCTGCATTGTGTCTAATTAGATCAAGGACCAGATTACCCACGGGTTTGATTCTCAACCGCGGATGCAAAAGGCCAAGGCTGCGCCCCTTTTTGTAGATTGCTACCCAGGAAACACCGGGAAATTCTTTCATTAGGACGCTAATTTCTCCGGTCGAGAACTGCTTACGTAACGTGCTTACGTCGTTCGGCGTCCACCTGTGATATTTGGTGGCAACGCCAAGCGCCCGTGCCCGCATACAAATGGCACCAAGCGTTCGGTTTTGCAAAAGGCGACGAAGCTTCACGTAGTCTGGATAGATTGAACGTATTAGCTTATCTTCTTTCGGCGTCCAAATGGGCCAGCCGCTAAATGTCCGGCCGTTGAGGCGAATGCGGGCGCGGCAGTATTCAGCAAGCGCCGCATTCCGATAAAGAAAACGTGCGGCACCCCTGCTTTTTCTCGTCCCCATGCGTCGAAATTTAGCCCCGGATTGAGGCGCGCGAAAGCGCCCCGAATAGGGTTGTTGATTTTTTAACCAAATCAGCGGAACGTGTCCGTGGGCCTGAAAACCCGGACCTGAGCTATAGCCGCGCCATTCCTGGTCAGAATGCCCGCTCGATTGGCGTCGAGAGGGAAGCGGCTGAACGTAGGTAGCGCATTGGCGTGCGCTCCGACCTGGCCATTATGGCCGGGAGGGCCGCGCCATGTCCAGAGCCTTCGGGCTTAAAAGCGCTGCCGCCAGTCGCTCAGGCTGGTTTTCAGCTCCCGGCTGCCGGTCCGTCACCGGCAACGGCTCTGAAAAGCCTAAACTGAGCAAGCCCAATGACCCAACTCAATCCTATGTTCCCCGCCGATCCGGCGCATGCCCCTTCTTTGCCACCAGGAGCCCCGCCCATGCGGCCGGCTTCCGAGATAGCCAAGGATCCGTTTTTCGATCCGGAGACGTTCCCTGA